TCCGTCTTTTACTTTTTTCCAAACATCATCATTCTCTACTTTGTATACTGCAAATAATGTTCCTTTTGGTAAAGTAAATCCGTATAAATTTGATTTATCTTTTGTTGGTTGTTCTACTAGCCACAATTCAGTTAAATAAACACCTGATACTTTCTTACCATGTTCTTCAGTTACCTCTGCACCAAATCCATTCTTCATAAACTTTCTAGCAACATTCTCAATTGTCTCTTCACTAAAATATACATAGTATCTTTCACCATCTTCACTCATTCTTAATATCTTCTTATTAGGAATTAACATAGGGCCAGCAACAAGTCTCTTTTCATCAGATACTTCTGCAAACTTTACTTCGTTTGAAAAGTATACAAAATCTCTTTCTATTGCTCCCGCAGCTACGAATGAGTTGGCAAATACACCATCTTCTTCGTCTTGTAATATAAGTTCAAATAATTCTTCCATATTATCTTTTAACATAAGTAATTTTTTTTTTCATTAGCTAAATGTAGCAGCTGAGTTTGTTCTTCTATCTAAAGCTTGTTGTGAACTCATTTTTTGTGAAACAACATATGCTTCAATTGGTTTTTGTGAAGCACCTATCGTTTGTGCAATTTGTTCAGTTGTATTTATTCCTTGTCCTGTTTGTATTTGTGGTGTTGGAATTGATGGTACACTACCCATACTTGGTGCAGGGCCTGCAGATGACATACCTTTTGCACCTGGTATCTTTGGTAATTGAGTTGATAAAATCTTTCTAACATTCATTAAACCTGCAACAATAACAGTTCCTGCTGCAATTGCACCAAATGGAGGTGGATATGCAGCTAATGCTTTGTTTGCACCGGCGTAAGTATCAATACCTGCCTGTGCAACTGCTAATGCTTTACCTGCAACTGTATTCTCTCCAACTAAAGATGCAACTGAACCTAATGCATTTGATATAATTGCTAACTTTGTTTCTTGTGTTGCTCTTTCTATCTGTATTCTACCAGCTTGTGTCTGTTTATCATACGCGTCTAATTCATCATTAGTTGCTTTATGTGCAACCAATGTTTTTCTATCTAACTCTCTTGCATTTTCAAATACTGCTAAATCATCTTCAAATGTTGCTATACCTTGTGCTCTTCTTAATGCGTATTCTGCTTCTATTAAATTAGCTTTACCTGCTCTATCTCTATCTGCTAATTCTAAATCCTTTGCAGCTTTCTCTTCATCTAATTGTTGTAATCTTTTTGCTAATTCAATTTCAAAATCAAGTAGCTCTTTATTTTTTTGTTCAGCTAATTCTTTTTGTTTTTGGTTGTTTGCAGTAGTAATTTCTATAAATCCAGCTTCTGCATTTTCTTTTTCACCTTGTAAAGTTTTCCACTCTGCACTATCTTTTTTATATAATGCTTGTTTTTTATTTAATAAGTCAATTTGTAAATCATATGACTTCTTTGCAAACTCTTGTTCTACAAATAGTTTTTGTTCTTCACTAAATGCAGATTGCATTGCAATTGCTTTTTCTTTACTTAACCGACCTTCTTTAAGTTTTTGTTCTGCATCTAATTGTTTAATCAATTCTTGCAAATACTTATCTCTATCGTCTTTTTGTTCTTTAAGATTTTTCTTTTGAGTTTTGGTCATCTTAGATGCACCCTTCTCAAATCTATCAGTTGCTGCTTCGTAGTTATCACTAAATGATGTTACTGATGATTTAGCATCTTCCCATGCACCTTTGAAATCTCCTTGGAATAATTTTACAACAGCTGAACCTAATTTACCTAATGATTGGAATACTGCAGTTACTGCTGAATAAACAACTTTGAATGCCTTTGTTACATACGGCATTACATTAATTGCTAATTCAATAAACCCATCAATAAGTGGTGATAATGCTTCTAAAATACCACCAAAGATTTGTTCCATTGCAATTAGTAATGGCTCAAACTTCTTCATACTACCTTCAGTCTGACTAAATGCAGCTACCAATCCACCTAATAAAGAAACAATTAAACCAATACCTGTTGCTTTTAACGCTGCACCAAATGATTGAGTTGAAACTTTTAATTTATTCAAAGCTGCACCTACCGAACCAATTGGCCCTCCAGCAGCCTCTAATGAGTCAATCCAATCTGCAGATGTCTTTTTAGCCGATTTAATTTTATCTTCTAAGTCATCAATTTGATTAAATATTTTTTTGAACTCATCTGACCCTACAGCCGTTTGTTTCAATTGCTTTTTTAATTCTTTCAAATCTGCAATTGACTCACCCAAGTTAGATTGGACTTCAATGTCTATTTCAACTTTTTCTGCCATATCATTCGTTTAATTAATTGTTTTAAGGATTTCCATGTTGTTGGAATTTCATATCTTCCCTTTGCAATATCAACTCTTTTTGATACTGCATAATAGTCCTTTTCAGACAATAGGTCAATTGTATTCTTAATCATATACCTCTAACAAATAATAAAACTAAAATAGTGGAGAGAAATACTTTTTATAGCATTCTACATCAATGACATTTTCCTGTGATTTAAGGAACTCATAGTATTTTTCATATACTTTATCTAACTCTAATTTATCTAACGGAATTAAGGGGTCTGTGCAATAATCACCACTACTCTTCTTATGGTTTTCAAAGTTATCTGGATTATTTATATCTCCTGATTGTTTATGTCCTGCAACTTCTGCAGGGTCTGACCAATTAAAGCAGTATGATGGAATATATTTTTGGTTATATTCATCTAATTGCCTTTCATCTCTCAATCTTGTATACCAACTTAAACCTTCATAACCGGTCATATCTTCTCTAAAGCCAATCTCTTTAATTCTATTCATCTTTACAATTACAGATGCTTCTAAAGTATTTTGACAAAACTCTACTCTATCTCCAGTTGCAAATAAACTTTTCTGTGGTTTCCATGCATCTTTACCATTTTCAGTAATACCTTCTACAGCTTGTTCAATATGATAAGGTAAATAAATATCGTCATCATCTGCTAACATAAAGTAATCACCAGTTGTATGAGTTACTGCATCTCTACATATCTCACCTCTGTTTTTATACTTCTCGCCAGTTAAATAGTTTATATCATTATTTACTACAATAATAGTTGGGTCATCAAAACCTAATTCGTATGGGTATTCCATATCTGTATTGAATATAATCAACTCTTTATTTGGATATGTTTGTGCATGATATTGTGCAACTATTCTTTTCACACAATAAAACCTTCTATATGAAGTGCATACAAATGAAACTTTCTTATCTACCATATTTTGCCTTTTTTGAATTTCTTTATAAAGTAATCATCACAATCTAATAAGTTGTGTTTTTCTAAATTTGCTGTAATAATCTCTCTGTGGTCATTTCTTCCTAATCCTTCATCTACTATAAAACTTCTTTCATCACCTTCAAATCTTTTTCTATTCCATTTTTCAGCAATTATATCAAGCTTTCTTTCTATAAAATCATATTCATCAATCCATCCTTTATATCCTTCTGTTGATAACATCTCAGTAAACTTATCATTTTGGAATGCGGTCACTCTTGTAGAGGATTGATTACTACTGCCTCTCTTAATTGTAGTGATATCATAATCTTCAACTAGGTTATTTAGGTTATTAACCCAATCCTGTTTTAGATGACATACTCCTGTAAGTTTTAATCCGTATTTGCTTCCCATCATTGTTCCCATCATAGCACTTAAAGACATTAATGTTGCTTCACCTCTTTGTTTTGCTAAACGAGGAGAAACGTGTATAATTTCGTAGTTCTTTATGTTTGGGAAGGTAGGTATCCATTTCTTAAATAAAGTCCAATCAGGGTTATAATTGTGGTCTTTAATTTGATTGTATGGGTCATCACCTATATGCATATGAACACCATCTTTAGTTTTTAAGTCAGGTGTAGAACAATCTGCAATAACTAAATTAAATGGTTGTTGTATAATTCTACTATTTACAGCTAATGCAAGTAAACATTGTTCAACTCTATTGCAAGATGTCATTATCAAACAATTCTCATCAACATATTTTGTCTGAGGATATTTTAGATTTGCACCTTCGTTAACTTCAAAGAAATGTTCTACTCCGTTATCCTCAATCCAAATATGTAGTTTCTTTTCAATACCTGGTTTAGTATCTGTTAAATAATGATTAGATGCATTCAAAGATAATTTATCCTCTCTTACAAATAATTTATATACTTTGTCTAAAACATCTACACCACCCCATTCTGCTTTAGTTATTTTCATTCTTAAACTTTATTAACATGCTACCTCTGAATGTTGGAATATATAATCCCCATTCAATTTTAGTTGTATTGTGTCTCATAAAATCGTTAGTAGAATTACGAACATCCATATGATAGTCGTAATCATCTAATATTACATAATTGCAATTACCCATTGCCAACTCTAAATCATGTATCTTACACTTATATGAGTGACAACCATCAATTGAAATTAAATCGTAAAAACGGGGTAATTGTGTTGCAATTTGAGAGTCTTGTGTAAGTAAATCCCATTTTGTATCACCATTATAGTATTTTTGGATATGTTTTTTAGTTTCCTCATTATTATTACCATAGGTTTCTAAATCTAATCCTAATGCACTTTCCATCTTTGGATTGCCTAATAAAGTTGGTAAAAAAGAGAATCCAAACCTAACACCTATTTCTAAGAATGATTTTGGTTTAATGGTTTTACTAATTGCATAATACCATTCAAAACAATTACCACTAAAAACGTAATCGTAACTATCGTATTTAGTAAAAAATTCAGATGGGATTATATCGTGAATTGAATCCGGTTTGTTCTTAAATAATTTTTCTATCATAACAGTTTTGTATTTTTAGCAGCTTCACATATTGCTAACCAATACTGATATGATGCTGTATTGTTTAATAGAGTAAGTGTTACATCATACGGATATTTTTCCATATAATCTGCTTTATAAAATAATTGTTGTTTGTTGTGAATTACACCTGCATTGTGAAATATATTTTTTCTATGAAACTCTTCTTCTTGTGATGTTGCCCAACTAAAATCAAAGTTTTCATGACAGATAGTTTGATTTCCTCTTAACCAACCGTTCCATAATACTGCCCACATATCTGCACACCATATTTGTAACTCGTGATAGTTTGGATTGGCTTCTTTCTTTATTACATTCATTTCTGTAATTTCTTTGAACAATCTTTCACAATCCTTTTCTACTTTATCCCAAAAACTAAAATCAATATTCTTCATTAGGTATTGTGCACCGATATTAGCTAATTCATTAAGTTCAACTTCACCTTTAGATATGCCAACAATCTCACACATTTTATCTAAGATATCTTGACCTTTAGATTTAATGTAAGTATGTCCTATATACCAACGAGTATCTGAACCATACCACTTTTTATCACCAATCATAATATTAGTAATCCATTCAGTAGGTGGCTTTGTAAAAAGAATATCACAATCATGATAAAAGATTGCATCATCTTTTAATTCAGGATACTTTTCCCAATGTTGCTTTAAGATGTTAGGACGAATTGAACTAATATAATGTTTAGTTTCTCTTGTATCATCGTAGAAAAAGAAACGTGCTGCATACCCATTAGCTAGTTTTATCCAACTTTCAGGTATTACACCATCTATTTTCCAACAAACGATATCAACCTGATTTAAGTTAATACCATGTTTTCTGAAGTTAGTTAGTAAAACTTCTACTTGCCATGCGTAATATTCATTTGCCGGTTGTGCACAAATAAATCGTAATTGTTTTTGTGGAGTATCTCCAATGTAAATTGATGCCATAAAAATTGCCTTTATTATTTAACACCACCAATTTACTTTTTCCAACTTCCGATTAACAAGGTGTGCAATCCGCTGATACATTACAAGCTGTTCCACATAAAGTATCTGTTAAAAGTCCAGAGTTAATTATAACTGAACTTCCTGCTTGTATACAATGTGTTCTACTTGCACCTGCTACTAAGTTCGGTGATTGTTCTGTACCATTACAATTTGTAATTGTGTAGTTACCAGTCGTTCCACCTTCATTAAGTATTGTCATACATTCACAATCAGGTGCTGCTGTTGTAGTACTTGTTGTTGATGTAGTACTTGTTGTACTTGTTGTTGATGTAGTACTAGTCGTTGTTGTAGTTGGTCCACAATATGTACAATCAGCTGCTACATTACAAGTATTTCCACATTGAACATCAGTTAATAAGCCTGAATTGATTTGTGGTGCAGTTCCACCTTTTAAGCAATGTATCCTACTTGCACCAGATGCTAAATTTAGATTTTGTTCTGTTCCGTTACAATTAACTATATCATAATTTCCTGTTGTACCACCTTCGTTATAAATTGCCCAACACTCACACGCTAATGTAGTCGTACTTGTAGTTGAAGTAGTACTTGTAGTTGAAGTAGTACTTGTTGTACTTGTCGTACTTGTAGTTGAGGTAGTACTTGTTGTTGAAGTAGTACTTGTAGTTGATGTTGTAGAAGTAGTAGTTGAAGTAGTTGCCGGTAAAGAACAATTAGGTCCGAAACTATCAATTGTAAACATTGCTGTTCCACTCAAAGTATTTCTTTGAACACAGAATAATGATGTTCCAATTACTTCTGGTCCTATTCCTACATTTTGTATTTGTGATACACCGTAACAATCTAAATAAGTTACATTACCTGCTTCTGTTACCTCAATATTTACATATTCAACACAATCTGCCGGTGCTTGTGTAGTTGATGTTGTAGAAGTAGTTGAAGTAGTACTTGTCGTACTTGTTGTACTCGTAGTTGTAGATGTACTTGTAGTTGATGTTGTAGACGTTGTTGATGTAGTACTTGTCGTAGAGGTTGTAGTTGTTGGAGGAACACAAGAAGGACCATATTCTGTTATTACAAAATCAGCTGTTCCACTAATAGTAGCTGTATCAATACATCCATCTGTTGAGTAATCCAAAGTTTGAACCCCAGTTCCTACACTCGCACTTCTATCTATTCCGTAACAATCCTTAAAGTCAATTGTACCAGCAGTAGTTACATTTACTGTAATTGTTTGAACACATGGTGCAAATGTTGTAGATGTTGTACTTGTAGTTGATGTTGAAGTAGATGTAGTACTTGTCGTACTTGTAGTAGATGTAGTACTTGTTGTTGATGTAGTTGAAGTTGTAGTTGTTGGCGGTAAACAAGATGGACCATATTCTGTAATAATAAAGTCAGCTGTTCCACTAATAGTTGCAGTATCTATACAACCATCTGTTGAATAATCTAAAGTTTGAACACCTGTACCTACTGAAGTGCTTCTACTAATTCCATAACAATCTAAGAAATCAATAGTTCCACCAGTAGTTACATTTACAGTTATAGTTTGTACACAAGGTGCAAATGTTGTAGATGTAGTTGATGTTGAAGTAGAAGTCGTAGACGTAGTACTTGTTGTAGAAGTTGTCGTAGTTGGTGGTAAACAAGCAGGGCCGTATTCTGTAATAATAAAGTCAGCTGTTCCACTAATAGTTGCTGTATCAATACAACCATCGGTAGAGTAATCTATTGTTTGTGTTCCTGTTCCAACTGATGTGCTTCTATCTATACCATAACAATCTTTGAAATTGATTGCACCAGCTTCTGTTACATTTACTGTAATTGTTTGAACACATGGTGCAAACGTAGTTGATGTAGTTGATGTACTTGTTGAAGTTGTAGAAGTAGTAGAAGTTGTTGTGCTTGTTGTAGACGTTGTTGTACTTGTCGTAGACGTTGTTGTACTTGTCGTAGACGTTGTAGTCGTAGATGTTGTTGTACTAGGCCCAATATATTCAATTACTTCATTTAATAAACAACCTTCTGATAAGTTAACCAATTTAATACAAGTACTAGTATCGGGTAATGTTATAATTACAGTTGACCCAATTGAAGGTAAAGATACATTATCACCATCTATTGCAAGAGAATAACTTACACAGTTATCTGAATGATATACATCATAGAGTGGTCCAGAGTTATTACCCTTTGCTGTAAGTGTTATTATTCTGTTTATATTTGGCATCTTATCTTTAACAATTAATTATTCGGTTATTATGAAGGACATCCACTTCCTGATACATTACAAATTGCTCCAGCAGTTGCGGTTACGTCTGATGGATATGAAGTAGAGAAGGTTCCTGATACAAAACATCTTGTTACAGTAACTCCAGCATTAATAGGATAAAATGAAAGTGTACAATTTGCACAATCTTTACCACTATAATCTCTACTAACACCCGCACTATTTGAAATCGTATAACTTATACAATCTGTTAATGAAGAAGTACATGGAGTTCCTAAATTAGTTAGTGAAGAGGATGCGTATCCACTCACATTTACAATTTGGCCACTTTGAACACACAATGTAAGTGAAGAACTTGCTGGTAAGAATTGTTGTCTATACCCACTTGCACCACATGGTACATATGATACTTGTCCACCAAATGAAAGGCTTGAATTGACAACTTGATATGTTGTGCAACTTGGTGCTGCAGTTGTTGTACTAGTTGTTGATGTAGTACTTGTAGTAGAAGTAGTTGTTGTTGTTATACAACTTGCGTTTGGTGCACAACTTCCACTATAAGAACGAGTTGACCATATTGGAAATGCAGCAACCGGATAACAACCTTGTTGCATTACTCTTGGTGTTCCATCATAATAATCACCATCTACATATACATAACTACCCGAAGAATTTATATATGAATAGTTAAAAAATCCAGCACTACCACCAGATTGACTTCCTGTAAATGGATATAAACTACATGTAGAATATAACATAGGTGAACACATACTTGCAGTTTCTGGTACCATCCATGCATTTCCTTGAGCTTGCGGGCCTACTACACTTCCTCCTCCACCTAATGGAACATATACTGGGTTTCTACCAACAAATCTTCTTTGAACTTGACTACTTATAGTAAAACTAGCACTTTCATTAGTTATACAATCCGTATAATCAACTCTACCTCTTAATCCACTTCCACCAATTATTTGTATTCTAAAATCAGTACATGGTGCACATGTTGTAGTCGTTGTTGTTGGTGCACCTGTCGTTGTTGAAGTAGTTGATGTTGTACTTGTAGTACTAGTAGTTGGTGCTGCAGTTGTACTTGTCGTAGACGTTGTAGACGTAGTTGATGTTGTACTAGTAGTTGGTGCTGCAGTTGTTGAAGTTGTGCTTGTAGTACTTGTAGTTGAAGTTGTGCTTGTAGTTGAAGTTGTGCTTGTAGTACTTGTAGTTACTATAACGGATGAAGTAAATGCAAAGTTACATTGTAATGCAGGTTCTTGTTTAGAGAAAGTATCTGAAATAATAGGGCCTAACAATTGTATATCACACTCGCCTGTTTTAAGAGAATATTCATTAATTGCTCTTAAATGATAGTAATTACCTCTAAAGTTTACAATATCATTCAATTCCATTTTGAAATAATCAGCTAAAGGTATTATTCCTTTTGCATTTAATAATCTTGTATATGGATTGTATAATAAACTTACATATGTTTCATAATACTCAGTATATAAAGATGCAGTTGGTGCAGTTCCATATGCAGTATTCTCATTATTAAAAAGTAATGATTTACTACCAGTTGTAGGAAAACTTCCACTTACAACATTATAATTGTCAAAATAAGGAAACTTAGTTAATGGTATTGCAGACCCTGATTGGTTTTGAATATAATATGGTTGACAATCCAATGTATCGTTATAAAATAACAAACGTGGCAAAACAACAGCAGGAGAATACTCTGCTGAATTTATATATGCCGGTATGTACATTGGTATCTGTTGACTCATATTATTTTATTTTATCCACATGGGCCATTATCTGTTATTGTTGCATTTCCACTTGCCGTTCCTGTTTTTGCACAAACTGTTATCTGTGGGTTATTACTATCTAACCATTGTTCTTGATATCCACTATAACAATCTTCCCAACTTACATACTCACCAAATAAACTATTGGTAGATATAGTGTAACTATTACAATTACTTGCAGGTGGGTTAGCACCTCCAACACTACCTGAAATACCTGTTCCTGCTATCTTTAACAACGGAGATGATGCAAATGTTGTTTGCACTTCATATTTTCCTTGTGAAAAATAGTTTGTAGTATCAATATAATACGTTTTACCGAATTCTCTGCCCTCACCCTTACTAAATTGTTGTGAAACATAATCACCGTCTAATTTGTCACCAAAATTCAATTCATTAACAGCTAAGTTATTAGCAGGTATCACTTCTATATTCTCATCTAAATTAATATATTTGTTGAAATCTTTTCTTTCACCTCTAAAATACCAATTATTAAATGTTTCAACTATAAATCTATTTTGCGTAGTTCTATCGGGGTATATTACTAAATTAAACTTCTTTTGTATGCCTGTTAAGAAATCAATTAATTTAATGCCTGAAGTTCCTTTAGGCATGTTAAGTGGTATATCCATTACTTTACCTGCACCTGCTTGCATTATCTTAGTTATTTCTAAATAAGATTTTAATTCATTGTCAGGGTCAACTAATACACCAAAATTACTTGCATACAATCTATTATACTTTATTCCAAACTTATAATTACCAGCTGGTAAAACTTGTGTTAGAAATCCAGTTTGCAATGTAAACTTCTCTTCAGGTGTTGATGTTCCTGTTGATATCCAATAATTTCTTAGTTCTTCAAAGTATGTATTATAATTTTGTAATGAAGAAGAATATATTGTTGATGTAGTTTGATTTGTTGCAGTTAAGAAAAACTCAGGTGTTCCAGTTCCTGCAGCAAATGGGTCTAATTTTAGATTTAAGTTTAATGTTCCTTTTATAGAGCTAGTAGTTGCTAATGTATAAACTAAATTTGGTGATAATGAATTATATGGATTTTGTTCTATATTATACCACGTAAAATCAGTAACATCTCCAGGTATTAAAGTTCCCATACCACTGCCACTATTTACTGACATTTTGAATAGTCCGTATTTTTCTAAATTATACTCATTATATAAAGGATATCTTAATTGATTATTGCAAACCATATATACATCATTCAAAAACCCTTCATTCATAAAAGAAGATGTATAGGTATATCCAAACTGTTCAAAGCAAGCATCAAATACTTCTTTAACTCTTATCGCAGGTTTATAATCTTGTATTGCTAAACTACCACTTATATCATCAATTCCGTAAAAGTTATCTTGTGGAGTATATTGTATTCTTTGGCCATATTCTGCCATAGGATAAACAATTGCACCACTAAATAAATTACCACTCCAACTACCTGTTATATTTTCTAAAGATGAAGTATGATTGAATTGATTTAATACAGATAAATCAGTTAAGAAGTTAGTTTTTAAGTCTCTCGCAAATGAAGATAAACTTCCAAAGATTGTTACCTCATACGACTCAATAAATTTATTTGCCTTAACATTTACTTTGTTTAATTGTAAATAACCTTGTGATACATAAACAGAGTCAAAATCAAAATAAGCTGGAACCTTCTGGTTTGTTGCAAATAAAAATGGATTTACAATACTAATATCATATACATGTTCAAAGAATGCATTATTGGTCTTTGAACCAGGTAAAACTATTTGTCTTGTAAAATCTGCAGGCAATACACCAATATCAAATAGACCTGTTATGTTATCTGATACTAAGTAATCCTCATCTGCAAATAAATCTAATTCTGTTCCATTTGCAATAAGTCTAAAGGTAAATCCTTGTGTGCTTATTATTCCCATATTACATTATCAATTTATATGCCTGACCATAGTTAAATTCAAATTGATATTGAATTAATTTATCTACTACTCCCGTCTTAAATACCATATTAGATGTTGCAATAGTTATAGGCCTTAAATCACCTGTTGTTTCATTATAAATCCAATATATCTCATCACTAACTAAAAGTTGTTTGAATATGTCATTATAACTTTCGGGCACATAGAATGTATTTACAGATAACCCCTGTTTTGAGTCATCAATATAATTTAAGATACCACTATCGTAATTTTGATATGAAAGGGTTGAACTTTCCCAACTACCTAATTGCGGTTGATATGTTTTCCTTTCAGTAGTAAAAGATGTTGTACTTACCATATAGAAATTAAACCAATCAAATTGGCCATATCTATTTTTCCATTTAATTCTTACGTTAGGATACTTCTGTATGCAATCTACGTTGTATTTAATAGGAGTTCCCAATGGAGTTGTAGCATTATATGCTTGAACAGTATAATAAGTTAATCCTGTGGTTGTAATTGGAAATCCAGCTTGTGATGGGCCTATTGGATATTGTGCAATTTGACCAGTTGTTGCAGTTGTTGCAGTTAATGCAAAATCAGCTGTACCGGTATTACCTGTATAAACTATCTTAGTTGGAGCAGTTGCACCAACACTACCAACATACACACCAGCATTTCCTTTATTTTCAATCAATGCAGATTGTGTTGCAGGGCCATCGGTCATTAAAGGCCAATGTGGAGTTTTAACAGATATCTGTTGTCCTATTGGTTCTTGGAATATACCATAACCATCTAATGCTTTATATGTAGATGATTTAACATGGCTACCAGTTACATAAGTGCTACCTGAAAGATATTGCCAATAAAAGTCTGATGCAAAATAAACTACATTAGAAGTATTAGCTTGAGCGTAATCTGTTAATGTAGAGTTTATAATTCTATTTAAGTCAAAAATACCAACACCAACAGTATTTGGAAACTTAGTAATTGTGTAATTAGGAACAGACCCGGATGCAGTTGTTGCACCTTGCCAGTAAAATAATTCACCAATATATTGAAACGATGAAGAAGTATAAACAGGAGTATTCTCACTTAATGTAAATACAATAGGTGATTGTGCTAAAGATGCTGTTGCTGGGGTTTGTGTAATACTTAAAGCCATTACTTTATTCTTTTATTATCTAACCATTCAAAATAAAAAAATCAGTGATGGATTATGGTTTTCTAATTGATTGTCTTAATTCGGTTGCAACCGATACACCTAATGCTTTAGCATAATTTTTTATAGATTGTTTAACTTGGGAGTTATTGATGGCTTTATCACCATAATCAAAGCTTTGTGGATATTTCTTTTTTAGAGTTGCAGTTCTACCACTACCTGCTCCATAAGGACTGTTCCAATATTTACCATAAGTTGCACCTGGAGGCCCTACTGAATAAATAATATCAGCACTACCTTTAGGCCCATATTTAATCATTCTATCAGGTGTGTTATAAGAATTTAATGTATTTCTTAAATTACCTGAATTATATGGGGCCAATTTAGCTGCAATGTTTCTAATTGAAAGTGCAACTTGTTTAATTTCTTTAGGATGCTTTATAGTAGCCATTAACAATTAGGATTATTTGTATAGGACCCTGATGGATAAAGGTCAAACAAACATCTTGGTCGTGAATTGTGTGTAGTTAAATCAAATGTTGCAACGTGTCCTGCCAAACCATTGTTAAATCTATCCATAAAAGGTTCACAGACGATTTCTCCATCTATGTCAAAGGAAGATACCGAATACTGCGTAAATGACGTTAAATCGTTTATAATTGCAAGTGTGTTAGCTAGTATATCAATAGTGTCATCAGTTCCGTAAAATGGTATATCCTGCATATTTGTCACAGGATTACTTTCGTTATTCTTTAATTTAATTTTATCAGCTATTACCAATTGTACTTGGTGTATTGTTGTTGAGTCACTAATTCTACTTTGCAATATGTTTACATTACCAAATAAATACATAGGAAACTCTTTATCATCTATTGTTGTCAAATCACCAGTAGTTACTTTCGTAATAGAAGGATGATTATTCATAATAGTTTCAAAGTAATCCAATACATTGTAGTAAAGTGTATAGTTTACTCCCTGATTATATTGTAAGTAATTGCTCATAGTTTATTATAATTGTATACCACCAAAAAATTGATTTGTTTGGTCTGGGTATATTTGTGTTTGATTGCCTACTGACTCTAAGTATTGTGGTATCTCGTTTGAGTAAGATATCAAATAGTTTTGTAATCTTAAAGCATAATAGTCAGCATTTGCTTGTGATTGTTGTTTAAGATAATCTATTTCCAATTTAGAAGGTGCAGTTGCCTGTTCAGATGATTGTCTAACTGCTCCATTTGATTTGAATTGAATAGAACTAAATGGAATATATTCTACACATGTATACCAAATTAAAGTTGGTTTGATGTGGTCGTCTAATAAGTCTTGATAAGCTATTGGTAAACTACCAACTGTACCTGCAATGATTTGTGCCTGTAAGTAATCGTATAAAACTGTACCTATAAGGTTTTTGATATACTTTACTTGTGCAGTGTTCATAAATGGTAGTAATGCATCTGCATCTACTGCTCCACCTAATGGACTATTCTTTATGATATCATTTCTTGTTATAAAAAGTGCTGTTGCCATAATGGTTATTTATATATTTCGTATTCTTTACTTAATGATGTCGGCATTCTAAATGTTTCCTCATCTGCTTTGTTTGGCAATGGTTCCTCTACTGTTTGGTCTTGACTTTCTTCAGTAGTTGCTGGATTTTCCATTGCTTTATTAGTTTCATCGTCTACTTGTGCAACTGATTTGTCTTGTTCCTCAGCTTGTTGTGAAAGAATTACTAATGGAGTAGCCTGTTCAAAGTATAATTCCATATCACTATATCCACCTTCTCTCAATGCCATATCTAAACTATTTAAGATTAAGTTTTGGAATGGAGAGATAGTCATAGATTGCATGATACTAAATGCAGTCATCATTTCCTCTGACTGAGAACTAAATCCGTTGTTTTGAGTTCTAATACCGAATAACAGGGGAGAAGTAATTCTATGTGCAACTAATATTCTATCTTGTGCGTATTCTGCAACATATTGAAACTTCTCATGTAAGTTATCTATTTGGATAACATCAATTGTCGGTTTAGTTGTAGGGTCGTCATTGAACGACAACATAAACTTACCAGCGTTTTTAGTACCTGTAAATTTAGCATATAATAAATCTTCTATTGTTTGTCTTTCTTCTGGTGCCGGAACTCCACTATTCATATTCAGCATCACCATTGGTAAGAAACCATTTTCAATGTTGTTTAAGTGTAAGTTAGATAATTCACCTTCAACGATTGAGTATTGCATTGCAGATACCCAATCAGGCAAACTATAATAGTATAAATTTGGAGTATAATTCTTTACCCATAGTATTTCCATCTTTTCTCTAGATGTTCCAAATGCAGGTATCTTTTTCTTATCTCTTACCTTTCTTTGGTCATTCCAATCTACACAATAATAATAATTTTCTATCTTAGGATTATCATATAACTTTTCAGCTCGTAAAGTCTGAATTGGTGTATGAAACATCTTAATTATTTTAGTATGTTCATCATTCCAATAAACTTGATATGCTGCATTACCAAATAACTTTAAGTCAAATGATACTCTTTTAGTTTCTTCTTGCGGAATTATCTTTTGTAATATCTCATTAAATGCCTCATTCTTTGAGTATAAACCTTTACCATAAATTAAATCAGCAATACCTTCTACACATGCAGCATTAGTTGTTGATGCGTTGTATGCAATATTAACTGCATCAAAGAAGTCATCATGTCCATAAACACCGAATGGCACCCATGCATGACGAGATTTAGTATCCTCTGTAATATAAGGAAGTTGGTTATTGGTTACATTTACAATTGAAAGTTTCGTTTCTTTTTTCATATTAGTCTATAATTACATATTCGTTTGCAGAAGGATGTGAAATAAATCCATCATTCTGTGTATTGTATTCAGGTTTAGTTACACTTTGAGACATGTATGCTTGTATTGACCCATTCCAAAGTGTATTATTACCACTAGTTAATGTTGCTCTGTATTCTTCACCTACTATTGCACCACTTATAGATGCAGTAAATGATAACATACTTTCACATTTATTGTATGATATGTTTGATAAAGATGCAGTAGTATTTGTTAATCTTGTCATATCTTGTAATGACAATGTGAATGCACTACCTGTCGTTTGATTGGTTCTAAGTGTGTATCCATTGCTACCAGATATAAAATAAGTAAGCATTATCTTGTATTAGTTTGTTCTTATCTTTAACAATGCAAATTACAAATATACTCAATAAAAAAACCCTCTACTATGAGAGGGCTTTAATAATATATTGTGATATACTGATTAGTCATTAGTTCCGTAAACAACAGTTGGGGCTCCAGAGCCTGATAATGCTGCGAATGGATTTGAAATAGTAGAGCCAGAGATAAATGCTGCTGGTAATTTCTCCATACCTGTCATAGTAACAGAATAACCATAAAGGTCTCCCATTGCTGCTCCTGTTTGAATTGTACCTGCAGTTAAATCTGCACCTTCTACTTCACCAACTAATAAAGCATCTCCGTTTTGTGTATGAACAACGATTTGAGGTCTACCATAAGCCATAAGCTTTAATTGAGTAGTCATTTCGTTTGTCAATTTCTTCAAGTTAAGAACTAATTCTTGTGAGAAGAAAGTTGTACCATTTTCGCGAGATGTGTTAACTGTCTCAGTATAAGCACTTGTTCCTTTTAACTGGTAGTAGTAAACTATACTTCCTGAAGGGAATGCAGTAACTTCTCCAGTACCATTCTTAGTGAAAGAGCCTGTTGTATATTGTTGAAAAAAGTATACACCGCCTAAGCCACCTATACTATCTTTACATACTTCGTTTCTTCCAGCTGATAAATTACAAGCCATATCTGTTAAGTTTTAATTTGTTATTAAAAAGGGTGAGTGTTTCTACCCACCCTTTAATTAGTTTTTTTATTAGTAAGCACCATAGTAAACGATGTCTTGTCCGATACCGAACTGAACACCTGCTGTATATCTCATGATAATTCTAAAGTTTTGAGAACCGTCGATGTTAGCCATATCCAATACTTTTACTTCATTGTAGTCAGATAATAAACCTGTTCCGAAGAATAAGTTTGATTTTTGAGCTGCAACTACTTTGTTAGCAGACATACCAGGACACATTACGATATCAATACCATTGAAGTTGTAAGGTTTTTCTCCTACAGTCAATTGGTTGTTGTATCCGTTTGCACCTACTGCACCACCACCTAAAGCAGTTTGATAAGCTTTTGCAACACCTGTACCTACATACAATAATAAATCTTCTTTACCATAAACAGCATCAGGGATAGTGTTTACGATATTGTTTAATTTTTCTATTACATTCGCTGATGTGATACTACCAGAGATAATAACACTACCAGATTTTGCTGCTAATACTGCTGATGCACCACCTGCTGCAACTGATGCAGAAAATAATGTTTCAAATCCTGCGAATTGACCATTTACATTAGTACCTTGCCAAATAGATTGTTCAGTTGCCTCGGCAACCTTTCCGCCAGTATATGACACCAAGTAGTCGTTGAAATTAGCAGGGATAGTATCGAAAGCGCTGTACCCGAGCTGCATTGCTTCCCAGCTATCTACGAATTCTTGCTTACATAATGACAAGTTAACTTGTAATTCTTTTGGTTGTAAAATTCTTTCAGATAATGCAACACTACCAGATGTTACGAAATCACAAGATGCATCTTGTACGATACCAGATACTTCTAATTTTTGGATTACTTCTTTGAATTTCACGTTAGGGTGAATTTCAACATACTTGTTATCCAAAGTCTTTGCACTTAATAATGCAGCCGCAATGTACTGACCTGCAAATTCACCAGCATAAGTGCTAGTAATTGTAGGTTGTCCAGTTGTGAAATTTTGTTGTTTTTTCATTTTTTTAATTTAATGATTTTAATAATTTTATTTATAAAGTTTAGATAAGAATGAATCTTGTGAATTCATAGTTTTCTTACCATAATTTTTCTTGTTTAATTCTACTGAAGCCATTTTAGTTTCAACAGGTGCTCCGTCTAATTTAGGAAGTTCCATATCAATGTCATCTTCTTTTTTAACATCTGCTTCTTTGTCTACTACTTCTTCATCCATCTTAGGTTCAGCCATCTCCATCATTTTCTTTTCCATCTCTTCAATTCTGTATGCCAATTTAGCAACCATATCTTTTAATTCAATTTCAATAGATGGTTCGTCTTCGGTATCTGCAGGCATTCCGTCACCAGTTGATGGTAATGGGCCTACTTCTTCTGTTGTTTCTGCCATTTGGACATCTTCAACAGGCTTTGCTCCGTCTGCCGGTGCAATTGCTTCTACCTTTACCATCTCAGCATCAGCGTCAGCTAATTCTACATTCTCTCTTTCTACAATCTTACCATCCTTAGAGATTACTTTAAGCATGGTTTCATTACCTTCTGTATCTCTTAACATTAAGTCGTGAGTTCCGTCTGGTGCAGGAGATTTTGTACCATCTTCTGATACTACGAATAGGTCTTCACCTACATCGAATGTTGCAGACTCTACGATTGTTCCGTCTGCTAACTTTGCATAAGTTAATTCTACTTCGTCTTTTGATAAAAGTGTCATTATCTTATTTAATACTTGTTTCGCGTTCATGTTTGTTTATTTTAGTTTTAACAATACTATTTTTAGAAATAGTTATTTTTTTATTATGAATTATTGATTATAAACCATCCTACTGTATCAGTATCACCATTATGATTAGAGGTAATTGTGAAACTACCTGCACTCTTAGCACTTACTGCTACATATCCATTAGGATGGTTAAGAGTTTGTTTACTTACCATTATGATAGAGTTTGCAGTTACCAATGAGTTTGATACTGTTACTGTACCTGGGTTTGCACCATCTAATACTGCAGTTCCTGCTTGTTGATTACTACCTGTTGTAAATAATACTTCATTAGTAAATCTTGTTCTTGCATTGATTTGTAAAGTTTGATTTGCGGTTGTAGTATCCATCTTACCCCACATCAATGACCCACTTCTATCAGCATTTAGTGAACCATAGTTACCATTACCAATATAGAAGTTTCCACTACCTGTTTCATTATATCCTGCGTATGCACCAATTGCTATATTACTTGACCCACTTATATTTTGATTTAATGCTTGGCGACCAATACCAACATTATTATCACTTGTTGTTTGGTTTTTAAGTGCTTCAAATCCAATACCCACATTTGCATTACCATCTACTAATCCTGCCAATGTTGCATTACCAATTGCAACGTTAAGTGTACCTGTTGTATTTGAGTCCAATGTATATGAACCAATCGCCATATTTCTGTCACCAGATATATTTTGTTGTAATGCATTATCACCTAATGCTATGTTATCAGTTCCAGAAGTATTTAATTGTAATGCATTTGTTCCTATCGCAACATTACCACCACTTACTGCGTTTTGTAATACATTAACTCCTAAACCGGTATTATTACTTCCACTACCTCTTGTTACCGATAATCCATTAAGAGAAATTGAGGCACTTACTATTAAACTGCCTGTTATTCTTTGAGTACCATTGAATGATGAATTACCTATTACCGATAAACTACCTGTCATAGTAGTGCTACCACTTACATTAAGAGTTCCCTCTATGAATGTGTTAGACCCACTATCTATTAAGAAGCCTGTTTTTCTTGCTGTTGATGTTCCCGTTCCAACTACGAATATGTTTTCTCCAGTTAGTGCCCTAGTGCCATCTTGTGCATTATATCTACCAGTAAATAATGCTCCTGCAGGTTCAGGAAATACACTACTACCCGTTACAATAAGACCTCTACCTAATATACTATTTGAGTTAAACGCATTGTTAGTTCGTGATAAATCAATTTTCACTATGTTACTCGTTCCAAATATAATATTATCAGAATAAGAAGATGCTGTTCCTGCATTTTCTGCAATGATTGAATTTATTTGACCACCAACATTTAATCTATTCATCGCCAAACTACCTGTTCCTGGTACACCAGTAAAAGAATTATTAGTTATGGTAAAACCACTATCATTTATATTACAATTCGCCATTGAAATAGCTCCTGATGCTGCAGTTATTGTTGCAGTTCCATTTAAGTTATTATTATTAAAAATTAAGGTATTAGCTAATAATTCTTTATTTGCAATTATACTAAGATTTCCTGCAATTTGATTACCAGTCATAGTTAATGCTTGAAGCTTTTCTGCATGGTTTGTAGCTGATGAACCAATACTTACATTTCCTAAAATGCTATTACCATTGATATTATATGTACCGATTGTGGATACTGGCCCTCTAATTGTTATTGCACTTGTGTTACCACCAATGTAGTTATTATTCATTGTTGGACTAAATGTCATACTGCCACTTATTTGTGGGATTGAACTCGCTAGCAATATTATGTTACCACTACCACCAATGTATCTCTTAAATCCAGTAGTTGGTGCAGTTGGATTAGTGAATATGTTGTTACTACCTGATATAATTGTGTCTGCAGTATTATTATTGTTCTTAAATGCTAAATTGACTTGTCCGTTTGCTGATGCACTTATGTGTGCAAATGATGATGAAGTAAATGTATTTGCAACTAATATTAAACTACCTGAATAAGGATTTAATGTTGGGTTGATATATGTTGTTCCACCACTAACTGTTGTAAATGATAATACCTTACTACCATTAGTAGTTAATACTTGTCCATTAGTTCCATCGGTAGTAGGATATGTAAAACCTTGCATTTGTAAAGTAGAGCCTGTTATAGTAATACTATTTCCTGCATTAAATGTCATGCTACCACTATTCAATGCAAATTGCATAGTTGCAGAAGGGCCACTATTATTTGTAAACTTTATTGCTCTACTTCCACTACCATATATGAAAAAGTCTAATCCTCTTGTTAATGGATTATCAGTATCACCTGTGAATTGGAAATCTTCATTTTCACCACCTTGCATCCACATTTTGTTTGGAAATTGTATTCTTGGGCCACCACTACCTTCTAAGTTTATACCTTGTTGTCCTTGTAATGTTATACCATATCCAAACCCACTACCAGAAATTGTTATTGCATTATCTGCAAGTATCGTTTGTTGTCCTGTAAATGTGTTACTACCTGTTGTTGCGAATATAGATAAATTACCACCACTAATAGGTAGTCCATTTACTAAGTATTGTCCAGTTATATCTATATTACCTTGTACTGCTACACTACCTGTGAATTGAGACCCTGATACAGTATTAACAACTAAAAATCCACCATTAGTTGCTCCACCTGCATTAGTCTTTATTAAAAGATTAGTTCCATTGTCGTCTTGTATTGTTCCTGGGAATAAAGTTTGTGCGTATAATTGTGGAAATCTACTTATTTGTCCATTCATTATTTCTGCCCTTGCACCACTTCCACTATCATATACAAACATAGCACCGCTTATAATTTGGGTTCCTATGAATGTATTACTTCCAGTTATTGCGAAACTACCTGTATTGATACTTGTTCCAAATGAGCTAGTTGCTACTAATGTAGTTCTACCATTTGCATCACCAACATAAGTAAATCCTTGTGCTAAACTTGCAGTTAATGTATTTTGTATATCTACACTACCTGTAAATGCCCAACCACTATTATAGATTGCTCTTAAATTCTGGCCACCATCTGATAATGCAATTACACCATTTTCATTTCCTTTACCTTGGTACGGCCCTATAAAAGTATTATTACTACCACTAGTATTATATCCTGAAGTATGACCTATAAATGTATTACCACTTCCTCCACGTACTTCAGCTCCTGCAGCTTGTCCTATGATTGTATTGCTACTACCAGATGTAAGAAATACTCCTGCATTTTGTCCTATGATTGTATTACTTTCACCAGTTGTGTTTAACTGACCAGCTGAAACTCCTATTGCGATATTATTAGCACCTGTATTATTAGCTAATGAATTAAAACCGATTGCAATACTTGATGTACCTGCAGGATTACCAAAACCAAACTTAACACTACTTACTGTAATGTCTTGTGTTGTTGTAATACTACCAGTAATGATTTGACTACCATTGAATGAGTTACTTCCAGTTGTTGCGAAACTACCTGTATTGATTATTCCACCACTACCTGTGATTGCTAATATTCTTGCATCTAATGATGCAGAGAATGGAATAAAGTTTACACCTTGTATTGTTGTTGCACTACCTGTAATTCCAATAGTACCATTATAGTTGTAGAAATCTAATGAAGAAGTTCCAAATTGTTCAAAATACATAGCATTGTTAGAGAAGTTTCTAAATTGCATTCCTGTATTAGAGTCTGCAGATAATCTACTTCCACTATCACCACTAAATGTTCCATTGTTTGCAAATCTTAGTGCTTGATTATTATATATTCTTTGTTCACCTACGAATGTATTACTTCCAGTTGTTGCAAAACTACCTGTGTTAATTGTGCTACCAAATGATGATGTTGCAACTTGTGCATTTTGTCCTAATGAATTACCTACCCATGCATATCCATTTTGTAGTGATGCAGTAAATCCTGCACTTGCACTTAACGGAGTAAATGCAGTTATTCTACCATCGGTATAATTTGTAGTATTTTGGAAACCAAACATAGCTTTATATGCTAATGTATTATCTGCAATCCATATAGAAGGGCCGCTGAAATTAGTTACACCTAAGTAATCACCATTTATTGTAAGTCCTATTTCATTACCATCTAAAGTTCCATTATCTAGACCTCCTGGATATATTGCTGAAGATTGACCAGCTGTTCCAACAGCATTATCTGAAACATTTATGACAGTAGATGATATATTTACAGTTCTTGTTCCTCTTAATATAGTTATTTTATCAGGAACAAGTTGCATTGACCCTGAGCGTGAACCACCCGCAGTTCCACTAAGCGGACCAGATATATTTATTTGTGGTTGAACTGTTGACCCAGATGCGAACATATTTGAAGAAGATACCCATAATTGACCTTCTATGATTACATCTTTTTGTGTAGAACTTGAAACATAAAGTGAGCCAGTTATTATTTGGTCACCTACAAAGTTATTACTTCCAGTTGTTGCAAAACTACCTGTATTGATTGAACTACCACTTATGTCAGGAATAACTACACCAAATGTTGTTGCATCACCTTTTGTAAATGTTAAAGTGTTTCCACTAAAAGATGCAGTAGTTAATGAACTTGCTGTTACGGATGAACTAACAAATCCTAATGATGTAATTTGTGCAGATGATGATATCGTTCCAGCAGGTATAGTTGCACTACCAGTTAAGTTAGCTGCGTATATGTTTGCAGATGTAGAAATGTCGTTTGATGAAGTTAAAGCACTACCCGTTAAAACTAAAGATGTACTTACTACTCTTATCTTTCCACCATTCAAAGAAGCTAAATCTAAATTACCTCCACCTTGATTTATAATCTCTA